TCATCCGCGCTCGGAGTCCTCCGGGAACAGCCACGGGGCATCGCTCGCGGCGAGCAGCAGCAGCGGCGTCAGCGCGAACACGCCGCCGACGGCGAGCGCCAGCATTGCCACGATCGCGCCCAACGGATGCGAGCAGCCGTCGTGCGAGAGGATCCACAGCATCGCGCAGACCGCGGTGACGGCACCCGCGGCCATCACAGTCAGGCCGGATATGGCCGGATACCGGCGGACGAACCTCTTCGACGGACCGCCATCGGCCTGAAGAAGGCCACTCGCGTGACGGCCGTAATCCTTGGTGTTCATCATTTGCTTCTTTCGGTTAGGTCACCTCCCCTAAGCTGGATGTTGCCTAACTACTAGCTATGGGAGGAGGTGAAAAATCAGAAATGACCAATCGTTTGCATTTGGGCTATGGGGAGTCTCTACTGGCGTAGCCGTTCCTCGATTCGTTCCATAAGGCTTTCGTCGTGCGCCATCACATACCCCGTAAGGTGCACGGCGATTGCCCCGCCAACCAACAGCAAAGTTGCGCCATACCCGATAAATCGAACGGCCAATCTATATGCATCGCGGACTTTCATCACGTCACCGCCTTCCCACAGAGGAACAGGTTCACGAAAAACGCCTGACCCTTGCCCGTCACCTTCGGTGTCTTATTCACCGTGATATGACCGTCCGAATGGGTAATCTCCGTTTCCTTGATGCGGAATAAGCCCAATTCCATGCTCTTCTGCGTCGGCATGTTCCGGCTGCTGCCCGTCTTCATGAGCCAACCGTTCTCGCGCAGCCACGCGAACAGGCGCGTACCGCCCATGTCAATCCCATTGCCCTTGAGTATCTTCGCCAGCTCGCCAACCAGAATGTCGGTCTTACTGGCGCTTACCGCGTCTGCGAATAGCACTTTGGGAGCTTGTGCCTCTAGCTGCCTTTGCTGTTCGTCGACTTTGGATCTAAGCCAGTTCATCGCCGCCAAGGTCATCTGTTCCGGCGTCATTGATTCCTGTCCGGCCATGTAGCCGCCGTGTTTGCGGATAGAGGGCAGGACTTCGTGCGTTACCCAACGCTGGAACTCTTTAGCCTCCTGTTTGCGGCTGCGCATGATCAACTTGTACAAACCCGGCTCGGAGACGATCAGGGGAGCACGACCGCCATTCTTCCCAACCTCCCAATTGGGGAGGTTGGTTGCCTCAGTGATTTCGTCAGAGTCAAGATCACGCCGAAGATGATTGGTCTCCACTGCTAGGATGTCGCAGGCGTCCTTGGCGACGAACCACGGCTCGCCAGCGGCGTCGATGTCGAGCCGTGGTTGGTTGTTCTTAAATTTGAAAATCTGGATTTCAGGCATGAGATACCTTCTTGCCAGCGAGCGCGGTGGCCAAGGTCTTGACCGGGTCTCCGCCCGATAACTGCTGTGCGGCCACGAACGCGGCGAGGCTCATGTCGTCGCCGTCGAGCCATTTGGCGATGGTCATGCGGTTGCGGTTGCTGGCGTCGGCGATGCTGGTTATCTTGGTCTTGGACAGCAGCACGCGGTTGCGGGTGTCATGGGTCGCCCGTTTTGCGACTTCAATTGCTGGTAGATTAGACATGTGCAACTTCTTTCGAAGAGGAGGGGAAAATGAACGCTGCGGAGTTTCTGTATGATTTCTTCGACAAGGAAAGTGTTTATGATGCCGACCAAGCCGGATACCGTTTCCCTGATCTGGTCGCCGCTCTCGATGAAATCGGGAAAGCGACTGACCAGTGGGAAAGGGAAGGACGACGCGTCAAAGGATTTCGCTCTTCTCTGCCTCGGTGGCGTAAATCCGTGACGATGGCGTTCACGGATACCGGCGAGATTCGTTGGGATGAGATCAGCGGCCCCGTTGGCACGTCCGATTTCATGTCCGACGCCGACAAGGACTTGTTGATGTACGCGGCTGAGCTGCTTGATTCATGCACGCTTCGGTTCACCGAAGAGCAACGGAACAATGTCAGGAATCTCGTCAGCGAGGCCAACACTGTCCTCAGAGGAATCGCGGACGGCATGCCCGATGGTCTGGCCTTGTACCTGTCACGGCTTCTGAGAGAAACAGAGACCGCATTGGACGAGTACGCCATCACGGGCGATTTCGTGCTTGACCGAGCAGTGAGCCGTTTGCGTGAGGCGTTGGACATTGCCATGGTGCAGACCCCCGAAGATAAGCAGTCGATGTGGGATAAAGTCAAGGATTTAGGTAAGCAGCTGGCTATCGGGTACATGATTGAGGCTCCGGCTCTTGCTCTGACCGCCGCCCAGATGTTTCCGCCCCAGATCGGCGGTTGACCTCGGTAAGGATGTTGTTGGATACCGTCACCTCGTATTTGTCGATGGCATCCTTGGTCAACGTGCCTTCACGGAGCATGCGGCGTATGTCCTTGCAGAAACCCATCACGAGGTTCATATACAAGTGCAGTTCCTTGGTCGAAAGCTGTCTGAAATCAGTTGAGGACATCTCAACCACCTCCAGTATGTAAGCTTGTGATTACTGAAAAGTAATGTTAGCTAACGCTTACAATTTAAGCAAGTGCGGCGTGTCTCCATGTGCTTACACGTATGTTTGAGCCATGGCAGCAAAGATTGAATGGACGGCAATGGATTACGCCGCAAAAGATGCCTTGGCGAAGATAATTGATGATTCCGCCTTGGCGTATAGAGTGATTGCCGAACGCATGGGTGGTGTGGTCAGCCATGTCCGAGTCGGATATATTCACAACGGCGAGAAGTCACCCGTTCGTCTTTCTGAATTTTTGGCGATCTGTGATGTGTGCAATGCCGACCCGGTGCAGACGTTGCGGGACATCATCGCCGAAGCTCGCCGCATCGAGGCTGAGCGCGCCGCCGACGAGATGGCCGACCGCATCGTCGCCAATCCCGAACAGTTCGACGTGGCCGCAAGCATCGATCCGCACAAGCGGGACGAAGCGAACACCCCTCGAGAATAAGGACAGGACCAATGGCCTCACTCAAGAAAACCGTGCAGGAAACACTGAGCATCAACGGGCTCGACGTCGCGATACGCGGCAACGGGGACGAAAACGACTACATTTCGCTCACCGATCTGGCGCGCGAAAAGGTCGGACCGGAAGGCGACCCGCGATTCGCAATCGGCAATTGGATGCGTCTGAAAGACACCATCGCGCTGTTGGGCATCTGGGAAAAGCTCAACAACCCGGATTTTAAACGTGTCGAATTCGACACGTTTATGGGTGAGGCCGGACGCAACGCCTTCACCATGACGCCAAGCCGATGGATAACGGCAACCAACGCCATCGGCATCCAATCCCGCCGCGGGCGCAATGGCGGCACATTCGCTCACGTGGACCTCGCCCTCGACTTCGCCGCATGGATCAGTCCCGAATTCCGACTCTACGTATTCCAGGAATACAAGCGACTCAAGAAGGACGAATCCAGTCGCCTCAACGCCGAATGGAACGAAAAGCGATTGTTCGCCGCCATGAACTACCGCGTCCACACCGATGCGATCAAGGACATGATGCCTCCACATCTGTCCCGCAACGACCAACGAATCAGATACGCACAGGAAGGGGACGTACTCAACATCGCCGTATTCGGCCGAACCGCAAGACAATGGAGAGACGCCAACCCGAACGCAAAAGGCAATATGCGCGACTACGCCAGTATCACGCAAAACCTCGTGCTGTCCAACCTCGAAAACCTTAACGCCGAAATGATTCGGGACGGCAAGTCCATCCGGGAACGGATGCTCAAACTCAACGAGATCGCACGTCGCCAGATGGAACTCTTCAACTCACATCCTACCGTGCGAAAACTCGAAGCCGAAGAGCACCACCATATAGAAAAACCGGAGGTGAATGAAAACGACGACCTACGCTGATTTGCTAGGGGAAGCCGAACTACTGGGTGTCGACGTCCGCGAGCGTTCACTAGGCAGCGATCTCGCCGGCTGCTACTACGACCCCAATCGTCTCATCATCATCGACGAGACGCTACCCGACTTCGCCCGGCGTTGCACGCTCGCCCATGAGCTCGTGCATGCGAGATACCACGATCGAGGCTGCGACCCGAACGGGTCAAAAGCCGAGAGGAGAGCCCGGCGTGAAACCGCGCTCCGACTCATCAACCCGACCGAATACGCGATCGCCGAACGCATGTACGAAGGGGATAGCTATCTCATCGCCCAAGCGCTCGACGTGACCGTACAGGTCGTGGAAGATTACAAGGAAATGCTGCACGATAGTGTGGCCGTATAAGGAAGGAGAAAAAGTGGGATTGTTCAGCAGAAAGACGCCGGAGGAAAAAGCCCGAGAAAAGGCCGAGTTTCAAGCAAGATTACAGGAGCAGATGGCCGAAGCGAAGGCGAAGGCGGAAGCCGATCGTGCGCTCACTCCCCTCAACGAGCGGATTGCGGAGTTCACCAGCAAGGAAACGAAGGAAACGTATCAGCTGTACAGGCGTGCGATCATCTACAAAAAGGGGATGTTAACGACAGAGGTGCATCCACTGGACGGTGTGACCGTACATCTGGAGTCCGGCACTGAACTCGAAGCCCGCGTCACCGTCACCCGCATACTCCTCGCTGGGCCGTTCGCATGGGCGTTCAAAAAGAAAAAAGGCGGCGAGCGATACATCACCGTGGAGGGGCCGGATTTCGCGATGATAATGGAAGTGCCACGCAAGCAGATTAAAGATGCCATCAAATTCGTAGCGAAAGTCAAAGACGCTGCGGCGAAGGCATCGTGATTTTATGAAAAATCGCCCCACTGACGGTGCAACGTCAGCAGGGCGTGAAGAACCGCCAGACCACCAGAGAAATGGAAAGGAGGACGCTTCGCCTCTCATCCTACACGGGGCGAAGCACACCCGAAAATGCTATTTGCTTCAGTTGTTTTAACCGAGTACGGGATTAGGTGCCTGTTCAGGTACGCAGAAATTAACATATGCGGCATGAGCGTCATCGCCGTCGATAGTGACTCTGAATTGGTAGTCGCCGGGGGAAAGCGGCATGCCGTTGGCGAAGTCGAGCGTATTCATCGAACGTCCGCCGATGTGGTTCTTCTGCTCGAGATTCAGCCCGGCGACACTTTCAACGGTGACGATATTGGCGACACGAACCGGCTGAGGAACAGGCCCTGCCATTTCAACGACGGCTCCGGAAGCGTCGCGCAGCGAATATTCCACGGTCATCTCGCACGGGCACAGGCTACCGGGTATACGAATTTCGGCGAATACGGAAAAACGGGCGGTAAGGCCGGTCGGAGTCAGTGGTATGATTCCGCCGCCCACGCCGACAAGGTTGGCCTTGCCGCCATTATCCACATTCGCGTAATCGGCGATGGTCAGATTGATTACGGCCTGTTCGGATACGTTACTCATAATCTATGCCACCATCATCTTCGGTGTCTTCGTCACGACGGACGCAACATAGGTGGACAAAGGCTTCTGAACGGGCATATTAACGCGCATCCTGGGATCGGGATTAAACAGCACGATATTGTCGGAAAGAATCTCGGCCCCATCGTCAGTGTATTCGGTGATGCTGGTCGGCTGATGGTCGTTGAAATAGAAGTCCACGCCTTCCCACACGTTTTTGCGGGTTTCGGCGAACGTGTCACCGGCGGCGGAGAATCCCGGCATGTCATCGGATTCGGCCCACCATACGCCGTCTTCCCTGTGATAGGTGACATTCACCTGTCGTGTATCCATGTTGCGCCTCTTCATTTCTGTCCGAGGATACTACGGATCTCCTCTTCGGATAACCCGACGTCCTTCACCAGTGTCTTCTTCACCAATCCAGGCGGAACAGTCTGTCCGTCATGGAAGGCAAAAGTCAACGGTGGACGGCCCTCCGCCTTCATTCTTTTATGCGAACCATTCGCGCGGTCAATCCCGTATCCCAGACCACGAAGGATACGGAACAGGTCCGAGGCCTTCATCGATGGGTAGACGATCGGCATGCGCGATTGCCTTTCGGTTGGTTCAATTCAGCAACAGTCCTATTAAATCACATTAAAACCGGTTAAAACGTGAATCTTCCATTATTAAGCAGGTAATAAAAATGGCGAACGTCACCAGATACAAGACCAGCAGAGGCGAGACGCGCTACCGCGTCCGATACAGGAAGCCCGACGGCACGCAAACCGACAAACGTGGCTTCAAACGCAAATCCGACGCGGAGAACTGGGCGGCGGAACACGTCACGCTGGCGAAGGCCACGGGGAGCTATGTCGACCCGCAGGCGGGGAAGGCCACTGTGGAATCGCTCTGGCCGGCATGGGTCGCCGCGAAACGTGTCAGATGCAAGGCGAGTTACATCGAGTCGCTGGAGCGCGAGTGGCGATGCCGAGTGGAGCCCATGTGGGGGAGTCGCGAACTGGCATCCGTCACGCGCCGCGAGGTGCAGGAATGGGTGACCGTCCTGCATGAGGGCAGGAGAGACCCGAGAGGCGAGGTCGTGGCCAAGCCGGTGAGCGCGACCGTGATATTGCGGGCGAGCGGCATACTCTCGGGGATTATGGAGCAGGCCAAGGATGACCGTCTCATCGCCGCGAATCCATGCGAGAGGGTGGAGAAGCCCCGGAAAAGGAGAAAGGAGCATCGGTATCTGAGTCTGGATGAGCTGATGAGGCTGGCCGACGAATCCGGGTGGAGGAGGCCGATGGTGCTCACGCTCGGACTGTGCGGGATACGATGGGGTGAGATGGCCGGGCTGCGTGTCGGCGACGTGGATCTGCGGCGTCATCGTCTCTGGGTCCGTCGCAGCGCCACCGAGGTCAGTCACAGGATCGTCGAGGACACCCCGAAAAGCGACGAATGGAGGCAGGTGGTCTTCCCGGATGTCCTTGGCGGGATGCTGCGCGACCGATGCAGTGGCCGCGGGGACAACGACCTGCTGTTCACCGACCCCCGGACGGGCGGATACGTCCGTCGCACGCATGGCCCCAACACCACGTCGTCATGGTTCTACTGGGCGCGTCGGCGCGCCGGCATAGAGGGAGAGATGACCGTGCATGACCTGCGCCACACCGCTGCAAGCCTCATGGTCAGGTCGGGCGCGAACGTCAAGGCGGTGCAGAACCAGCTGGGGCATGCGAGCGCCGCGATGACATTGGACACCTACGCCGACCTATTCGATGACGACCTGGATCTGGTGGGTGACGCGATGAATCGGATGCTCCTCGAAAAAAATGTGGGCAAAATGTGGGCAAAAGAAAAAGCAGAGGCCGCATGA